AATAGCAGCCTCACCAGGACTAGTTGACTGGTCAACAGAATCACGGACACGCGGCTCAAAACCTCTAGTGAACTGATTAGATTTCTGGTCAATAAGAAATGGTCTGCCGTTAATAGCAACAGGAAAAACATCTGGAACTAACTGTGTAGTAGAACCACCAGTAAAGAACGGCTGCGGATTTGCAAACGCATCGGTGAAATGCAAAATTGTTTTTGCCACCGTTTAATCCTTAGATAGAAAAGTTGGGTACGCCCTCGAAAGTCTGGATGCTTCAGCCTGAATACGGTCACGACGCAAACGTTGCAACTGACTAAAACTGTTACCAACAGCACCAACAGAAACCTCATCAGAACGGCGTGTATCACCTTGTGATTCGGTGAAGTTACGTTTCACTTCGCGTGGTGACATCAAACGAATCTGTGTACCCAAAGCCAAAATGTCTGTAACAGAATCCTGCACACCACCAGTGCTGTTCACATCAACAGATTCCGTAGATGGTTTTACATAGGCTGCTTTATAAACAACACGCAACCTGCCAGGGAATACTCCTTGGTCAAAACGTAAAGCAAACCCCGAAGGGAAATCATCTGTTGGCAAGTCACGCATAAGGCGCACTTTGCGGGCAATCGGATAATCGGTAGTCATATATCTGACCGACACTGTGAGCAAGTCAATAATGTTTGTGAAACCTGTTAGGTCAATCATCACATCGGAACCGTTGTAATCGATGTCAGCAGTTTTGATTTGAAACAACCCGTTCATTGGCGAAGACAAATCGGTGACTTCATCAGCCAACGCTTCCAAACATTGTGCCCTAGGGAAACGTGGGTTCACAGTAACAATCGCACCAGCAGTATGCGCTGCAGCAGTAGTTCCGTTATAGCCACGTTCAACTGTCAAAGTTTTGGTGTTCGTATCAGCAGCCCAAATGTAGAACAGTTCTGAATCTATTTCAAAAACTTGACCGACACGTAAACCATCCAATGAGTACGTGACAATAATACTGGTCTCACTGCTGGTAACAGTTGAAGCCAGTTTGTTGCGAGCCTCAACCGTTCCAGACAGTAGTTGCCGCAACGTCCTATCAATGACGGTTGCTGCTGTGGTCATCTATTTCTTTTTCTTAGCCTTCTTCATTGGCTTGCCGTATTCCATCATCTTGTCTTTTTTGCTTTCGCCTTTTTCATGCTTTTTCATAGCACCTTTAGAGGCATACTTTTCGCCTTTTACAGACATGGTTACTTGCCTTTCTTCTTGGTTTGTTTGGCTTCAGACAGGGCAATAGCGATAGCCTGCTTGCGAGATTTTACCACAGGACCACCCTTCCCAGAATGAAGTGTTCCAGCCTTATATTCGTGCATAACCTTCTGCGTTTTCTTCATGGCTTTAGATGGCTTCTTCATGGTGTCTCCAATAAATATCCTGATTCACGCAAAGTGTCACGTACATTCAACACTACAGTATATGTTTCCCCTGGAATCATCTTCACAGTATGACCGCCAATGGTCGCTTGAACACGGCGTGATACCCGTATTTCGCATGTTGGTTCTAATGGCATCCAGTCATATGGTATCTGTTTCCCAGATGGTTTAATGATTTGCAGTACTTGGTCGGCTGCTGTGTCCCAGTTAAATGCTGCTGTTTGTGGGGCTGTCAGGACTGCCTGACGACGGTACTTGTCACGGTTGTTGTATAAGTCTTTGATGGCTTCAGCCACTGCTTCTGCGTCAGGTTCATCCCAGTCGCCCATGTTTTGCCAAACACCTTTAGCGGTAGGGACACTGGTTGTTGGTATGCGATGGGTGGCAAGATTGGAGAACTCTCGATGACCATGAGCATCAGAAAGGATAGTTGGGATACCAGCAGAGATGGCTTGCAACGGCATCAACCCAAACCCTTCGCCTCTAGATACCGATATAAACCCGTGCATAGAACAAACCAAGTCACGTTCCTGTTCCACGGTCAACCACTCACGGTGAACTACCACATTTGGGTACTCTAAATCTTTAGGTGCGAATAGATGCGGCGGGACAATTTTGATATGCAACTCTGCGTCAGGTAACTGCAACTTGTTAAACACCTCTAACACCACATCCATACCTTTGCGATACCATTCCGAACCGCCACACATGATACGGAACTTGCCATCAGGTTTATCTTCCGAAGGGAACCACATAGAACGGTCAACACCTAACGGAATCATATGCACATCATCATGGAATTGTGAGAACAGTTCCCAGTTATGCAACGAAGGAACAATGACCTTACTAAAGTTTTGTAGATAGTCAGAGAACTCTGGTGGCAACCAATTCGTTTCCCACATAGTCAACAAATGCGGCACCTGCGTACGCTGCCAACCTTTAATCAGGTTCGGTCTTAAAGCAAAAACAACATGTTCAGCATCTTCAACAAGTGTTACCTTTTCCGATAACGCATTACGCAGTCCGACAACCATTTTGCCGTAACCCACTTTTTCGATGTTGACACCAACAAGGTTCAGATAGTTGGAAGTATCCCTGTTTCCACTTGCCATCCTTCTTGCGCTCTTTTCTCTACGTTGGCAGCACCATCAATCTTCTTCGGTTGTAAACCATCCGCACGAAGACGTTTGTATGCTGGCATATCTTTGTTCCAGTTACGTTCTGTTGTATTGATTTCTGCCACCTTACTCCCACGACTGGTAGTGGTGTTGACACCCATACGAACCCCTGCAACACGACATCCAAAGCATCCTTCGACATCTAGGTCGGGATGTGTTTCTTGATGTTTCACGAAATGTATGCTCCGTATCCTGCGGCTGTTAACGATGCTACCTCGGTGGCATCAATCTCAATGTCATGCCCACCGTAATAGGTTTTGGATATAACAGCAAACGTTGAAGGCTGGTTATCTGTGTATGACCCATCTGTTAAAAGATATATGTTACGACCCCTGGCAGATGGTGTGATTCGATTACCTAAACGGTTAGCCATCCGTTCCTCTTTAGAAAGTTGTCCCTGATTGTAAACACTGGAAATGATTACTGGTACAACAAAGTCATCGGTTGGTGGTCTAAAAGTTGCCATCAGGTTATGCTCGCTCCGTATCCCGCTGCTGTCAATTCTGCTATTTCAGTAGCATCCAAGAAGTTATCATGCCCACCGTAGTACACCTTGACTATGCGTTCAGGCATCCGAGGGTCAGTTGTTTGGTATGTGCCATCATCAAGTTTGAATAGGTTGTATTGGCGTATACCTTGTGGTACGAAGGAGAACAGTCGGTCAGAGGGTGATGTACCAAGGCGTTCAGCGAATGGATATGTGCTAGTTGTTGGCACACGGAAGATGTGTGATTTATCCCAGGTGACTGTTGAATTACCTAAACCTGAACCTGTGCAGGCTCTAAATAATGCTCTTGCACTAACCGTCGTTGACGTTCCCGTTCCCGAACCCGTTGCTGTACGGATGCTCTTGACAAGCCGTGATGCTGTCGACGTTCCCGTGCCAGAGCCAGTAGCGGTTCGTAATGCAACATAGAGTCCGAGTGTAGTGGATGTTCCTGTGCCTGACCCTGTGGCAGTGCGTGGGGCAATATGTAATCCTGTTGAGTCAAATCCTGAAGTTCCTGAACCTGTAGCAGTTCTAACAGGGTTGATGTTCCATTGGGCGATGTCTGATGCGGTTGCACCACCAGAACCGTAACCTGTGCGAAGTACACCGTGGACAATGGTGTTGTTTGATGTTCCTGTTCCTGAACCTGTGGCTGTTCTTGCTCGAATAGAACTTGTTGTTGCTGTTCCAGAACCTGCACCTGAGCCTGTAGCAGTCTGTGAAACCGTAAGTATTCCGTTATAGGAAAGATTACTAGCGTTGTATAGAAATCCAGAATTGTTATATAAGGTAGCCATTTGCTACCTATGCTGGCGGCGTTGGGAAAACAATTAACCTAGGATTGGCATTAGATGAAGGCAAATCTCTGAGTTGTTGACGATATGCAGCCCATGCTTCTTTGTTGGCAGTGCTGTCTGATACTTGTGTCCAATCGCAAGAGGTTAATAAAAAGTTGCGTCTCCATCGAATAACCAAAAAAAATGTTTGGTTATCAACAGACAAAAGAGTTTCTTCATCAACAGATTGTGGGTCGTTCAAATAACTGTAACAAATTGAAATAAGCGCATTTTGTTTTTCATTTTCGTTTGATAATGTCATTATGCTCCTGCCAAAATAATATAGTTAACGGTCATAGTTGGTTGCATAATGTTAGTTGCCGAAGCAGCATTAGCAGCAGTGTTGTTGACATTACTGATAGTAACATTAGATGTTACAGAGTGTGTATGTGCTGCTTCAGCAGCGTTTGATATGCCAACAGTTGCAGCAGCAGAGTTGCCACCCGAAGAAACAGACCCATTGCTTACAGTTCCACCAAGAGTAAATGCGTTACCATTATTTGCCTGATAACCCGTAGTGTAAGCGTTTGTTTCCACATGAGTGTGACCGTTGGAGGCAAATGTTGTTGTGCCAGTTAAAGTGTTACCGTGTGAGTGACTGGAACCAGCACCAGTTGTAACAGCATTATTTGTTACCGTATTTGCGTGTGAGTGAGCAGGAACACCAGACTGCGCAGAAGTTAAAGTAACAGTTTCCGCACCAGTAGTCGTACCCAAAGTATTTGCTGTACTTAAACGACCTGCATCAGTACCACCCATATTGTCAAGACCAGCAACAGTACGACCTCTAAGGTCGGGGAGATTAAAAGTTGTTGAACCATCACCAACACCATAAGTAGTAGAAATAACAGCAAACAAACTTGCGTAAGTAGTTCGACTAATAGCCTGCCCATAACACAACTGCCAGTTAGTAGGAGCAGTGGAACCAGCATAAGCGGTTATCATCCCAATGGGACTTAATTGAACAGCAACAAATGCTGTAGTAGCAAGTTGAGTTGTGTTTGTTCCTATTGATGCTGTAGGCGCGGCAGGAGTGCCAGTAAATGTTGGGCTAGCAAGTTTTGCCAACACAGGTGCAGCAGTAGTACCTATCGCTGCTTCTATAGCCTCAATAGCATCGTTGGCATTAGCATGTTGGGCTGCGTGGTCAGGAGACGCAAGGGTATCCGTACTAGTCGGATTAGTTAGCGCATCAAGAGAAGTAGGGAAACTTGTTGCCATTAAAGGCTACCTACTTAGTCGAGCGACAACGTAAGCGAAGTAATTTGAAAAGTATCGCCAGCAGTCACAGCAGCAGAGGAAGCCAACGCACCCGACCACAAACAGTTACCAGCAGTAGACGCATCCCACAACGACCAATGCGAATAAGTTTCAGTAGTCGAAACGTTAGTCCACTCAATCGTTGCTGAAGTAGCAATAGAACCCGACGCTGCTGTAGCCCACGAAGCAGCCTTACGAGTAGCCTCAGTAGCCGCCGAGGTGGTACCAGCCTCACCAGCATCAGCGGTATGCAGTTTTACATAAACAGTTGTTGGCATGGTCCACGCAGTTTTACCTGTCGTGTGTTCCAAAATTTTTAGTTCTGCATAATTGGAAATTGACATAGGAACCTTTCGTTCAACATACTATACCAAAAGCAAAAGCCCCCCGCCGAAGCAGGGGGCTAAAGCCTTGTCTAACTAATTAGACGTTAGTTGCAATTGAGGATGAAGACTCAATGCGACGGAGGCTTGCCTCACGGAAGCGACCGTAGCCACCAAGCCAATACCAACCCAATGGCTGCAAACGCATGAGAAGGTCGGTCACGTTACCGCGAACAATCTTCGGCACTGCGCCGTTACCATCTTGTGCTGAGTATGCCTTGGCAAGAGCCTGACGACCCATGATGTAAGTGTCATAAACATCGACTGCACCAGTTGTGCTGGTACCGTTCGAAGCGTTCTCACGAACCTTGGCGCGTGGTGTCTCAATGAAACGTACCGACTCAAACAAGCCGATTTCGCCATTGTAGATACCCGATGGGTCAACGTAGTTCGCTGGCGTACGCCATGCTGCTGCGTCTGTTGCTGAACGGAAGTCGTACGAAACGTCTGGGTGAATGAAACCCATGTATGAACCGTTGAAGGTTGCTACGTTTGCGCCACGCAACTGGGCAACAACCTTGCGGATGTTACTTGCTGCGAGGATGTCTTCAGCCTGAACCGTTACACGGCTCGTTGGCAATGTTGAGCCACCAGCACCGTACGTAACGTTTGTTCCGCCCGATAGAACTTCACGGACAACTTGGTCGATTGAATCGCCTGCGTTGTAACCAATGATGTTTGCTGCTGCTGAGTCAACATCCAAGAACGCTGTTCCGCGCAACTTGGCTGTGGTGACAACTGCGTTACCGTATTCGTTAAGAGTTACGGTTACTTGGCTGTCTGACATTGCTGTAGGTGTAACGTCGGTCACTTCGTTCAGTGTTGACGTTGCTGCTGCAATGTCGCTGAAAATTGTGAACGTAACGCCAGTTCCTGGCATTGCCTGCTGTACTGGTTGTACGTCTGCTGCCTGGTCGAACAAGAGTTCTGAACGCAACGCAAAATATGCGAGACGGTCAAATGCTACTTGGTCTACGGACAGTGACGAGGTTTGGGTTTCGCCTGCCATGATTATTTTTCCTTTGTGTAGAAGTTGTTACGAATTTTGTAGTGCTATTCGTGCTTCTGCCAGGATTGAATCTACTTCTTGAGGGCTTCGTGCGTCGTTGAGCCTTCGGTTCCAGTCAACAGGTGGTTGCGTTGTTTGGGTTCCTGCCGCTACTTTTGCGGTTCGTTGCCAAGCGTTTGCTTCTTCTCTGGTTGGTGTGGAATCTGGGGGACTAATCAGTTGCGCCTCAACAGCGGCTTCCCTAATGGCGTCTGGGGAAAGTTCTCCGTCGTAGCCTTTAACAAAGTACTTTGACGCTGGTGCAGTGAGGTCGATGCCTGCTTTCACGAACGCTAGTTCTCGTTTTGCTGTTTCGGATTCCGCTACCTGCTTGCGTAGGTCGGCGGTTTCTTTCTCCAATTGTTTCATCCTTGCCCTAACAGGGTTTTGGTTTGATTCCATTTGGTCTTCGTTGTCGTAGTTGTCAATATCTGACATATGGCACTCTCGTTTCTGCCCACACCATGTCCGAGGTACGTGGTGGCTGCGGTTGATTGGTCACCCCATGTCGCCGTACGGTGCGGGGGATTCCCGTACAGGTTCCTACCGTTTAAGGTATCGTTTGTAACTATAACACAACTTACTTACTAATGTCGGTTATTGCCCTACGGTTGTAAGTCCGATGTTGGATTGTTGTGTTTGGGCGAACCCTCCGCCTGCTTCGAATCCTGCTTTGCGGCGGCGTTGAGTTTTGGCTACTCGTTGAGCGGCTGCAGCGTTTGTTCCCAATGACCCTGCTACTAGTTCTTCTTGGGTCAAGGCTTGTTCTCCTTGGAGTGGGCGGGTGAGTTCTTGTAGTTGGGATACTTGGGCGAAACCTGTTCGGGCTTCTTCTTGAGTTACGCCTTGTTGGACTAGTAGTTCTGCTGCTGCTGAACCAAGGCTGATGCCTGCTTGTTGGCGGGCTTGTGAGGCTACTTCGGCTGCGCGGGCTGCTCTTAGTACTTGGTCTTTGGTTCGTGCTGGGTCCAAGAAGAACGCTGCGAGTGTGCCATCGTCGAGTCCGTATAGGGTTTTAAGTTCGGCAACTACCTTGGGGTCAGCGTTTTTGACTGCGGCAAACCCTTGTTCTACTCGGGCTTTGATTTCGTCTGGCGAGTTTTGGTTGCCAATAAAGTTTGCGATGTCTTCTTGGCTGCTATAAAAATCTGCTGGCATACCTGCAGCCAATAGGTTGTCACGGTATTGTGACTCTAATCGCAAATAATCACTTACCGAATAGACAGGTTTTTTGGCGGCACGTAACTTTTCGTTGCCAGAAAATCGAGTTTTGAAAGATTCGGAGTCACGCAACTGGACACCAATATCATCAAGGGATGATGATTTGGTTAAACGTCGGTCAGCAATTGCAATTTTTACATCAGCCAGTAAATCTGGTGTAGCCATGTCATAGTATTTGAGGATTCCCTCAATGATGGTTGTAACACTTTCTGTATCAGTATCAATTTGAGACATTAGATAATCCTTCCGAACGCTTTAACTAAATTGGCAGCCAAACCTCTAGCCTCATCTTTAGCATTGTTGGTGTATTCCCATTTGTATTTAGGGTCTGTACGCAACAACCTATCCCACTCACCAGTACTCATAACACGTTTCTTGCCTTCTTCACCAAAGTTTATGGCAACCTCATAGTCGGCTGCAGACATGTCAAGAGTGTTTGGGTCCACTTCCAACAGTTCGGCTGCCGTGTTTTTGAAGTTCCCTGCCAAACTTTCCAACGACACACCTTGGTCGATAAGGTCAGCCAAATGTGGGTAACGTTTCTTAGCGATTTCTCGTTGTTGCCTTTGGAAATCTTCTCTGGTTATTCCACCAGTAAGAATAGATTGAACTGATGCTTGGTCTGCGCCTGCAGTATTAAAATATGCGCGGGCATCGTTAACAACGTTCAGGTAGTCGGCTGATTTGGTTGCTCTAGCCAACGCTGTAGGGTTCACATATTTGCCATCGGCACCAGTCTTAAAGACTTCTTTATATGTTTCTTGTTTCAAACGGTCACCTGTGTAACCCATGTTGATGGCGGTGTGAACAAACTGTGTGAAGTCTGTGCTGTCGAAACCTAGTTCTCCTACAACGTTTTTTATTTCACGTACTTTGCCAGAGGTGCTGAGTTCTTGGAAGAAATCTGTGCCATCAAGTTTTGCTGCGAACGCTGATTGTTCTTCTACTGTGAGCGGGCGTGGTAGTGCATATTCTTTGAGGATGGCAAATAGTTGTGGGTATTTGTTTCGGTCTAGGTCTGTTAGGTACCATGCTTTGGCAGGGTTGTTCTTTATGAACAGTTGTTCCCACGAGTTATCTGTTGCGGCTGGTGCTGCTGCTTTTCCTTTTTCCGCTTGGGGTAATGCTTGATATTCGGCACGTAGTGTCTTGCGATTCGCTGGGGTGTCAGCCAAACCTTTTGCTTTTAGTTGTGCATCAACATAAGTTTTCATTGATGTGGGTGTTCCAGCAGTTCCTTTAGGGATGGAACTTGGTGCGGTATCTGGGAGTGTTGATGGTCCCAATATTTTTTTGGATACGCGACCATCCATGTAGGTGGTTACTTCGACGTTGTTGCCATTCTCTACTACAGTAACTTTGCTTTTCACTGTAAGTGTCGGGTCCTGCACGCCAGCACCAGTACGTTTTTCTGCGGCTAATGCTTCAGCACCAGTCATTGTTGTGGTTGCGGTAACAGTTTCTGCTGGAACAAACGCAGTCTCAACATATCCACCTTCTACTGAGTTAACAATGCGTGGAAATACAAAACCTTTAGCATCAAAATTCTCATACTGAGATACAAGTGCAGCCATATCGTTTTGATATGCGTTGTATTTTATTTCATCATTAGGGTCGTCTCTAAATCGTTTACCAGATGCTATTACAGCATCTTCCGCAATTTTGATGCGTGTTTGTGCACCAGATTGTTTTAGTTTTGCATCCGTGGATTTTGCGGCAACTGCTTTAGACGCGGCATCTTCACGGTCTTTGGCATCGTCATACATTTTTTGATATATGTCAACTTGGTCTTTTGCCGTATTATATTTTGTTTGAATTGCTGCACGATTTTTAGGGGATGCTGTAGCAAGTTCTGCATTTAACGCATCGCGGTCGTCTTTTGCTTTTTTAAGATATGGCAAAATTTCTTTTGTGGATTCTAACTTTTTTACCATTATGCGAGTCCTTTAACTTTCTTATCCAAAATGTCAAACAACGAAGCAGCACTAGTAGCCTGCGCTTCAGGACCAAACTGTTGAGACGCATACGCCTCAGCAGCAACACCAATGTTCGGTGCCATAGCACCACCAAAGGCTTCAGTTGATTTCTGTTTGAAAGCCATCTGACGGAAAGCAGCCTTTTCTTCGGGGGTTGCATCACGTGCCATGAACTGTCTGAACACTGTGTCCACTGCAGAATCCAAATCTTGTTTAGCGTCAGGTCGAACAGTTTTTCCAAGACCGCCAGTTACCTTATATTCTGATTGGAATAATGTACGTGCTACTTTTGTTGTGACACCAGAATAGTTTGCGTAACGCAAAAATGATTCCATTGCGGTAAGGTCTGCTGATTCAAACATTCCTGTTGGGCGATAGTTCTTTGGGTAAAGTCCTCGCGCAGCAAATGACTGCTGTAATGCAATGCGGTCATTTACAGTAAGTCTTGCTAGTTCGCTGTATGATTCCTTAGATGGGTCGTATTGTCCACGAACAATAATGCCGCGTTCATCTACAAGATTTTGCCCAACATATCCAAATGATTCTGGGGCAACAGTTTCTCGAATACGTGCAGACGTTGCTTCTTTGGCTGAGATTGGGGTGGTGGAAACAATGTCACCTGGCAGTGGTGTGAACCCTTCCATTTCTGCTCCGACAGCCTGACGTACAGGAAGTTTTATATCGGCGGCAAGACCACTGGATGATGTGCCGAGCGCAGATGGTGCGACCAACGAAGGAACGGTTACTATTTCTTCGCCTGTTAGTGGGTCTTTTGCCATTAGTCTACTTCTCCTGCAAGTTTATCTTCAAAGATACGTGCGAATTCAGGGTTTTGCTGAACAAGCGTTGCTGCAATACTACTCAACCAGTCCTTCAAAGGTTGCGCACGAACAGAATCCAATGAACTTAACCCTACTTCAGCGGCTTTTTGTAGTGCTTCATCGCGGGCATCCAAGTACTGTTTCACTGATTGTGCTGTTGCATTGTCAGAAACACGGTTATCAGATACCAGGCTTCGTAGTTCTTTCGTGAAGGCATCTAGTTCGCCAGGGTTGAATTGGGCTTTGGCTGGGAAACCTGGGTATTCTTGGTTGAGGAATCCACGCCATTGCGATAGCCAATCACGTTGTTCGGATGTGAGGGTGTCACCTAGTTGGTTTCGTTTCTCACGGTAGATAGATGAACCTATTTTGTATTGGGCTGCAGCAACGATTTCTGGGGCTGTGAGTCGTCGACGGTTTTTGTTGTTAAGTTGACGGTTCCAAGTTTGGAAACTAAACCCATCTCCGCCAGGGGCTAGGTATCCTGCGGTGTTTCCGTATTCGTTGAATAGGTCGCCGTTGCCTCGTTGCCATGCGTCGAATTGTTTGGTTGGTTCTAAGCCGCCCTTGACTGGTTCGGTTTTGTGTCCAAGGTAGATGAAGGCATCTTCACCAAACTTTTTAATGAACTCTCCTACTGCTGTATCACGGTTGTTTTCTTGTAGTTTATAAAACTCTTGCGACAAAGCAGAAGCAGTGATGTCACCGCCATCTGTTTCTAAACGGAAATCAATCCGTGGCGAGGTAGGACCAGTGAACTGGAATAGGGCACGTAAACCTGCCATCACTCTTGCTTTACGTTTTGCATCCGAATACATTTTTGCTACTTCGTTCGGGTCTTGCATATTGTATTCACCAGTTTGTACCAAGAAACGCACTGTTTCTGCGTAGGTGCTACCGAAGATTGTTGCCATGTTTGTTGTGTCACCTTTGATGGCTTCGATTCCACGGACAGCCCATTGAGGTGCCAACGATTTCACGGCAGAAACATCTCCGTATGGCAAAACCATGTTGCGTACAAAGTCCAGTTTTGGTGTATCTGGCAATAGTTCCGATGCGGCAATTTGCACTATTGGACCGCCACCAGGGAGGTTCAAAACTTGAAAAGCACCTCTCATCGGGAACGCTAGTAGGGAACCAGCCCATCCACCAGCAGGGAAGTTGAACACGTTTTTTCCATCGGTAGGGTCTTTGGCAAACCAGCCAGATAGGGCGTTGTCAGGGTTGTCTGAGTCGTAGTTTGCTGCGTTGAAAGCCAATTGTGTTTTGCGTACACGCGATGGGTCTTCAATCAGGTATGAGGAGTATTGTCCAAGGGTTTCACGGAACGCTGTAGCAAATGGCATAACCACTCGCAACATGTCTTCAAGGTTGTTCTTTTCTTGGGCGTTGTACAAGATTTTCTTAACGTCATTAACAGCCATTGCCGAAGCAAACTGTTCTAGTTCTTCAATAGTTCCATCGCCTGTTGATACTTTGCCAAAGATTTTGTTGTAAATGTTTTGGTTGCCAACATATTTTTCTACAGTCATTGACCCTTTTTTGCCTTCTTGAATTAGGTCGGCGTTCAAATCGTCAACATATTTTATGATGTTTTCTTGCAAACGGGTTTGCTCATTTGGTGATAACAAAACTGCTTTGTCTGCAACTTCACGGTAAAAGGCTTGACGGTACAGTGGCGAGCGTTCCAGTTTTTGTGTTGCTTTACCAACAAGTTTTGTGAAAAACCAGTTAACACCGCTATCTAATGATTTGCTGAGACGGTCAAGTTTCTCTGTTTTGCCTTGAACAATACGGTTAGCAACTTTAACTATTGGTGCAAGTTTTCCTTGGTTGCCTTTCAGGTCTACCATTTCGCGCAAACCTTGACTACCGAACAAACCTGGGTCGTTTCCTCTAATGGTAAATGCTTGTTCTGGTGCAACAGGTTGAATGATTGCTTGCGGTTGATTTATTGTTGTTCCTGGGTTGAATGGGTCTTCGACAGCGTAGTTGTCTACACGTACAATAATTCCTTCACCGCCATCATCAAGTTTCACCAATCCACC